TTCCTTGTTGACTGTGATAGTACGGTCAAACTTATCATCTAGAATGGACTTGTGTGAGATAACAAATACGTTTGTATTATCGTCAAAGTTACGTAAGATCCAACCAAGATCAGAAGTACCAGACTGGTCAAGCGATCCGTCAAAGATTTCATCTAGTATTAAAAGGTTAGTGTCAACGCTATTCTTCAACTTAGCAATACTACGCCAAGTTAAAAGAAGAGCAATGTCAATACGTGCTTTCTCACCCTCACTAAAGGATTCGTATGTAAAGACATCTCTATATCTAGACTTGATAGTCTCATCAAAGTTCTCATCCAAAGAAAAATTAACATAAAAATCCATGCTCTGCAAGAACTGATTTATTAATTTATTCATCGTAGGGAGGTACGTCTTGATAATTCTGGTCTTAATACCACTGTCCTTGAGCAAGGATGTGGCAACCTCTAAAACATCTCTGTCCTTCTTGCTCTCACTATAAGCCTGCTTTACTTGTTTCTTCTCAGAAAGTAAGCCTTCAAGCTTATTATACTCAGCCTTCTTATCTGGCGTTGCACCTTCTAATTCTTTAATCTCCTCTTCAATATCCTTGATACCATTTCTAATGGTCATTAACTGGTAATTTGTATTAGAAACCTTCCCATTAAGTTCATTAACTTCAAGTGACAAGGTAACGAATTTTTCATTTCTTTTTTCTTCTTCTTCAATCGCTGACTGGAGTTCATTATACCCACCATTCATTTCATCAAGTTTAGACTGTCCTTCTTTTAACATCACATCTCTAAAATCATCTGACAGATCTTGAGTACATGTAGGACACACATGATTATCCTCAAAGAACTTATGCTCCTTCTTACAGGTATTTAATTTGGTCTTTAACTTAATCAGTATGGTATTTAATTTCTTTAATTTGTCAGAACTCTTGGAGTACTCTGACATTTCTTCATTAATCTTACCAATCTGTAATGTTAATGTATTGAGTTCCTCATTAGAATTCTCTTCTTCCTTAAGATATTCTTCAATTTTTTCCTTCTTCTTATCAACTTCTGCTAAGGCTTTCTTTTGTAACTCCATCATATAGTTCTTTTGGAGTTCAATCTTTTCTTCTAACAGATGTACTTGATAGTCTAGATCTTTAACCTCTTCTCTATTCTCTCTTATCTTATCCTTTAGTTTACCATTCATCACAGAGAATACTTGAATGTCTAAGATATCCTCAATAATTTCTCTACGCTGTTGACCAGGCAACCGCATGAAAGGAACAAAGGTACTGGATCCTAAGACTACAATCTGTGTGAATGACTTGAAGTTCATCTTCAATACATTCTGTTCTAAACTCTTCTGTTGATCTACTGCCTTTGCATCCTCATCCCAAGGTTCCCCATTACAATATACCTTAAATTTATTTGGTTTGATTCCACGTATGATTGTATACTTATTATTACCAATACTAAATTCTATCTCCACCATAGTGTCTTTCTCATTGACACTATTAACCAGCATACTCTTACTGATTTTTCTAAATGGTTTTCCAAACAACGAAAAAGTCAACGCATCTAAGATGGTTGACTTGCCTGATCCATTAGTACCGACAATCAAATTGGTTCTTGAACGCTGTAGATCTACCTCAGAATATACATTACCTGTTGATAGAAAGTTCTTCCAACGAACCTTTTCAAATATAATCATTTAATAAATTTAATCACTTCATCAGGTGGAATAATAAAATCATCAGCACTTATAATAGAATACTTCTGACCTTGCATTCTACAAGCATGTATGATTTGATCTGGTTGAACATTCATAATTTGAAGATCTGGATTCTCTTCATCTTCTGCAAGTTGCATCACATAACGAAGTGCATCATCTGCCTGTTCAAACAAAGGCACAATACGATCATCCTGTTTATCAAAAACAGAATAGATTCCTTGTGGATGATCTTTGAGGGTGATGACAAACATACACTATACTACCTCGCATGATTCTATGTATAGAGATTGCATGAGTTTCTTAAGGTCGGTCTTATCTACCGACAGTTCTATTTCATCAATATACTCTGACAATAGAGTCAGTGTATCCTTGACACTCAAGTCTACATCATCCACCGCCTCGGTGTCAACCAATGTTTCAACAATCTTAACATCATGGACTCCTGTGCGGTATAGTTGATCCACGAAGTTCTCAAACTGCGTGTAATCACGCTTCTCCTCAACAATAACTTTAACAAAACTATCCTTATAAGGATCTGTACTGACGTTGGTGTAATCGTTCTCCAAGTCATTGTAGTAAACCTTCTGGAATATCTCAAAGGGATTCTCAATGAACTTAAGCTTATCTTTCTCTGTATCATAGATGTGGAAACCTCTTCTGTCCTTGTAATCGTTCCAGAACATCTGATAAGGGTTACCGAGGTATTGTACATTACCTCTCTTTGATCTGTGATGAAAATGACCAGACCAAACACGATCATAATTTTTGAATACAGATGTCTCTAGTCCACCATGATCAAATGTCATGCCTGGTGTCACTTCAAAACCATTCATTTCTAAGTGACCACATACTATACTAGCATCTGATTCTTCTATTGCTTTCATAGACTGCTCTTTATTATCAGCATTGATCCAAGGAAGCATCAAGAAATCCTTACCGCCTATATTAAGTTCTGTTACATCCTTATATATGGTGATATTATCATACTCTTCTAAGAGAAGCTCTGGGGAATTGATCCTACTAGTATTTTTATAATACGTAGTATGATTCCCAAGAATCATGTGTACATCAAACCCTCTAAGTCTGTCAAAATAATCCGTCTTAATGCGATTAAGAGTATTAAAGTCCATAGACTTTCGGTTATCAAATGTGTCACCCAAATCAAAGAGTGTGGTGACACCTTCTCGCTCAAGAGTAGGGAAAAATATTTCATTGTAAAATTTATGCCAGTAGTTCCAGAACGCAAGAGAACCCTTACGTCCATCTAGATGTTGATCAGTTATTACTGCTATCTTCATTGCTTAGTTGTATTGCTTCTTGTTCTGTTTATAATAGTAATAAACTTGTCGCCAGCAAATGTTCCAGCAAGACATACATCAATCTCATCACCATCCTTCCAGTTGGTTTCTCCATTCATTTTGGTATGAGTCATTGCTAATTGAATCTTTTGAATAACGTCTTGTGTTAATCTCATATGATGCTCTAGTGTTAGGATATAATTGTCTCAACTTTTGTACTACTGCTAGTTGTACTTCAAGGATTGTCATGATTTTGTATTGATTGAAATATTTCCAGAAACAGTTATTCTTTCTTGATCACAATTGTAAAAAGGATACACTTGATGATGCAAACCAGATGGAAAGAATAGCATTGGTCCTTCATCTTCAGGTGTTAAATGATACTCTTCAGTTTTTATTTCACCCATGATATTAGTATAACAAAATTGAAATGCTGATTTCACGGGATTGTTATTATCATAACCCTCATTTTGTTTTTCAAAATCTACTGGTATCTTCATAAAGATAACAAAACTATAAACACCAAAATGATCATGAAGGGGATTGAACTCATGTTGCTTTTGATAATTAACCCACCAACTATTCATATAATATGGGTGAGGATTACTGTTAGGAATATTTTCACCTAAGTTTTTAAAATTTTCTCCGTATGCATTAAGTAATTTAGTTATACAATTAGTAAAAAACCAATCATTATTATCTTCCAATTGAAAACTAGAACTAATATTACCAGCTAAAGTAGAAGTGATAGATTGTTGTTTTTTATTTTTTATACATTTCCAAACATAATTTAATTCATCTTTAGATAAGTCATACTCCAACCAACCAAGATTGTCTGGAACAACAGATCTAATACTCATAAGGTTTAATTATAATGCAATTATTTTTATAGTCTGCTTTGAATTCTAATGCTACGTCATGATCCCACATCATTTCTTCATACAAAGCATTGAGGCGGTCCATGTCTTCCCATAGATCATTCAGATGTGGAGGCAAATGTTCTTCTTCATCCATTAGCGGTTCATTTTGATTTCTATGTTTTCTTTAATGCTACCCATGTCTGCTTGATTAGCATTCATTCCTTGCATGTCACCAGAATATGAATCAGTATGCATTACCTCATCATAACCAGACTTCTCAAGAATCTTATTCTTAATCTCCATCTGCTTCTTCTCTTTTTGAATACGTCTTAGGAATGCATAGTATATAATCTGAGTAAAATAAGCAAAAGGATTTGAAGACTTCTCTGGATTAAAATTATCTATGTACTGTAAACAGTTCTCAATGCCATCACAAATCATGTCCTCACGGAACATGTAATTGACAAAGTTTGGTTTGTATGATAAATGTGTAGCAATCTTTAAAAAGCACTCGCCAATATAATTAGGAACACGAGGTCGTGGTTTTTCTGCCTCACGTGCTTTTATAACAGCATTACGATAGACAGTAATTGCTTCTAGAAATTCTTTATTGTTGACGTAATATTCTGTCTTCTTTTTCATTCTAGGCATTTTCGTTATCCTAATTATAGGTGACAGGGTGGAAAATGTCAAGGGGGCTTGACAACCCCCGACAAACGCAGTAGACTAACTCTGTCAAGGGTTCAAGGATGAGTCTAGCTTTTTTTAAAAATATCTTCTAAGGACTTCTTGGTTTCCATTATAGAACCTAAGCGACCCATAGAACGATCAAATTTCCTAGGTTCATAAGTTTCCCTAAACATTGAAACCTGTGCGTTGTGCTTCATAACACAGTCCTTATAGAACTCTTGTATTTGTTTGTCTTCAATTTCAGTCATGGTTATAATATGATGTCTGGGTAAAACAAACATATGATCAAAAGTAGATTGGATCCATTCGTTTAGAGCAAACCCATTTATATGTAAATTCTTTTGCTTGGTTTCTATCTTACTTACTTCCATAGGACATTCTAACACCAAACTATCATCATCTGGCATATAAGAAACATTTGAAATAATCTCTTCACCTGTAACTAATTTAATAGTTGCAATAAAATCTTCTTCCACAGTTTTTTTATCCTTGTCCTCCATATTAGGTTGCTCGTAAATTTACTTTAATGACTTCATATTTAAAATTCTCTTCGTTGTAAATGTTTACTCTTTCATTCAGATGTTTAATAGTATAATTCTGTCCACCAATATCATCAGCGATATCATAGAGTGTAGCTATAGTTTTACCTTCTCCCCTACGGAGAACTCTCCCAATGGATTGGAGGTTTCTAATTCTTGATTTACTGGGGCTTGCGAACACGATATTGTGAAGACGCTTAATGTTGATACCAGTAGAAAAAGTCCCATAGGACGCAACGATGATAGCATTGTTTTCTTGCTCCGTTAATAATCTAACTTCTT